CCGTTGGGGTCTTGCACCTGCGTTGCTGTGCGCGTCAGCAGCCGGTCGTAATGCCGAAAACCGGTGTAGGTCATTCTTTGCGCCTAGCCATACACAAATTCTATGGCTCTAGGTTAGGTGTAAATAATGACTGGGCCTCCGATACCGCCACACACGGCGTTCAGCCTTACGAACAGAACCGACCCAGCGCGGGTAGTTTATTCGGCTTCGTCGGCGCGGGTGATTTCGTCTTCTAGGGCGTCGGCAGCTTCGTCAAAGCCTTCGTCGTAGAGCCACTGCTGAATGGCGGTGAGCATGGCGGAAGCGGCCTCGTTGAACTCGTAACAGGCGTCGTCAACGGTTGAGTCGAAGGCGGCTTCAAGATCGCGCCAAAGGGGTGCAGACATTGTGATGTTGCGGCGGCTTCAGGGTAGCGGTTGCATTTCGGCGTTCAATCCCAATGGTTAAAGCGACGACGGCGGCCATCCCAGCGGCTCCAGCCTTTGGCGCACTCGTAACCGTCAAAAACGCTGACCTTGGCCTTGGTTGTTTCGCCAGTGGAAATGCCGGGCAGCTCATGGCCGGAAACTGGTGATTCCTTGTTCAATAGCCCGACCGAAACATTGGTGAGGTATTCGATTTCAGCAAAGTGCGGCGTGCGGCGGATGATGCGACCAAAGCGGTTGTAAGTGCGCTCGTAGCCGTAGGACTGGTGGAGGATGTCGCCAACCTTGAGGGCGTGAATTAGTTGTTCCATGGTTATTGGCCCCCGAAGGGGCCGGACGGTCAAATGTTGTCAAAGTGGGTGTCGTCGTCAGGCTGTGTGGAAAGCAGGCGAATGTTCCACTGAAGGCATTGTTGGGCTTTTGCTGCGTCGCCCTCGGCGTTACGTGCCTTGAAGAACTCGGCCATCTTGAAGTTTTCTTGGACGGCGTAGGCGATTTCTTGGCGGGTCATGGTCTTGTGTGTGGTGGGGTCGCCCCCTGTCCCCTAATTATGGGGTATACCCCGTGGGTTTGGCAAGCACCCCAGTGGTCAGTTCACAAATCGTCAATACAGCCTGATGCCAGTGCCACGGCCAGCGTTCGCCTGAAGCGGGTTGAACTCACGCCACACCACGTACCCCAAGGCGTCAACCATGTGATCGTGGCCCGCCTCCTTATCCGGCTCGCCCTTCTCTGTCCAGCTCTGCAGCTCAAGGCATTCGATCAGCCGTCTGCAACCCTGCGCCACCGTCAGCCTGATTTCGCCTTTGCCGTTCTCCAACAGCGCCTGAACAGCAGACACCCGATCACGAACAGCAGGGTTAGACCGCCCAGATTGATTGCTAAACCCGTAGGACTCCAATATTTGTATGTCAGTCCGGGAGGCGTTGGTGGAGCGATTGCCGCCTGAGGCGTCAGGGTAAACGTAAATACGGTGATCGGGATAACGGCGTTTAATTTCTTGCGCCAATGCATCAGTGTCATGTGCGCCGCTAATTTCATCAACAATCGTGAGTCTGTTGCCATTCCTAACACCAATCACGGCAGACATATTGGCAACGTTGAAGTCAACGCCTACACGCAATGGTTCGTTACTGAAGTCATTAACGGTTGCCACTACATGCTTTGAACGATCAAACCTGTCGTACACCTGGCCGGTATTTAGGTTCACCCATTGGCCTTCAAGGTACGACTTGATTAACTGCGGCGGATAGTTCGCCATCAGGCTATCAACAAACCCGTCAGGCAGGTATGGGTTATCCATGGTGCGAGCACGGATCAGAGCCGTGTCTTCCCCTGCATTGCGGTCGAACGTATCGAATGCCCAGCCGTAACCTTCGGGCGTGGTGGCAGCGTAAAACTGCTGCACGTTGCCAGCACGAAGACGGGCCAGAGCCATTCGTGTTGCCTGCTCTGCTACCCGCTTGTTTGCCGTATCGGCCTCATCAAAGCCAATGGCGCAGAGGTTCTGACCACGTATCCGGTTCCATGTCTCCATCGTCCGCAGAAGGATGGTGTGGCTGCCCTCGGCAAAGTGCAGGGTGTATTCCGGCAGCGGGCTGACGCGGAAATTAAACGGGATCTCCCACTCTTCCAGCAGGTCATCCATGGTGCGCTGGAGGATGTCACGCAACATCGGGGCGACAGGCTCAAACAGGGCGCTGACGTGGCCGATGTTCAGAGCTGCCATGTGAACGGCCTTGGCTACGAGGCCATGGGTCTTGCCAGCACCGAACCCGCAGACGAGGGCGAGCTTGCGGTGTTGGGTGTCATCACAAAAGGCCAGTTGATGCGGCAGCAGCGTTTGCCGAATGCGATCTAAGGCCTGTTGGGCTGTTGGGCCTGAGGCTTGGCTTGACGGTGGATCAAGGAGAAAACCACCGGGAGCATTGGCAAGGAGGCTCAAGTATCAAGGCCGATAAGTTTGGCTTGAAGCTGAACGGCGTTAAGGGCGACTTGGGTTTGACCGCGCTTGTAAGCGGACTGTTCGTAGGTACGAAGGCGACCTAAGGCTTCAGCGATCCATGCGGGGCGGGTCATGGCGGCGTCTTCTTCTAGGCGAATTCTTGCGCGTTGGATGTATTCATCAGCCTGACGATTTTGCAGATTCCATTGATTCGCGCAGAACTGCACGATCTGGCCACGGGACATACCTTCGGTCAAAAGGCCGTAAATGGTGTCAACGCGGAAGTTGATTTCGGCAGCAGTTGAGCGTGCCAAGTTTGCGGAGAAAATGATACGAACAGGATAAACCCAAACCAAAGAGAATGGAAGGCCGAGCGTCTCATCTTGTGACACTTGGGACGGTTTAGGGCGAAGGTAAAGACTTTCAGGAATGTGCCCTAGGGGACTTGCCGGCGAAAAAACTCTGGCTAGTCTTCTCCCGTTGTTTCCCGGGAATTCCCGGAAGAACCCGTAAACCTCCGATGCGCCTTGAACTCCAAATTCCCGACGATCTGGCCGAAGATCTCAAGCGTTACAAGCCCAAAACCCTGACCCTGCCTATGTTCTGTGCCTATTTGCTGGAGCTAGGGGTTGACAGGGACGTTACGCTGGCGGAGCGACCGAAGGGGAGCGAAGCCTCTTCTTCTATTAATAATATTATTGATACTTCTTCTTTAAAAGAATTATCTTCTAATAATATTAATAGTACGGCTGTTAAATTAACGAAAACGGCTAAGAAAACCGGGAAATCCCGGAAGCGCCCGGAGTATTCCGAGGAGTTCAACGAGTTCTGGAAGCTGTACCAGTCAGCCCCTGATCGCGTCTCATCTCAGACGAAGCCCAAGGCCTACGACGAGTGGAGGGGCATTGTGGCGCTGGAAGGACCGGAGACCCTCCTAAAAGCCGCTACAAGGGCGATTGAGGAGCAGAAGCGGAAGATGACAGCCGGCGAGTTCGTGGGCAGCCTTCCTGACCTGTTTCGCTGGCTCCGCGACGGCAAGTACGAGGTCTATCTGGAGGAGCACAAGCGCCAGAGCGGTGGGAAGTACTGGGACGAGGACAACCGCTGCTGGGTCTACGACGACTGATCACGCCTCACCGTCCACCACCATCAACCAACCATGAAGCTGTACGCACCCGAGAGCAAAGGCAAATACGTCTGGCAGACCGCCGACGCCAAGACCCGTGCCGTGTCCTATTCCGTGACCAGCAGCCGCACGGCCCCGCCTGATGCCTGCTACGGGCACCCCATGGGCAAGTACGACGACACCGGCCTGTACCTGACCTTTTGCCCGAACGTCGGCGCTGACGATCCGAAGAGCCCACAGGCGGCTCGCTACGTGCTGCACCCCATGGCCGCTGCTGAACGCGACCGTGCTGATCGTGAACGACTCTGGCGGGAAATCTGATGTGCCAGAAATCAAAGCGTCTCTGTAGCGTCGCAACGGCGCAGACGATCTGTACGGTGATGAGCACGCAGAAATTTCTGCGGTCAACGAACCCACTGCCATGACAATCACTCTTCCCCGCCGGGAAAAACCCGCCGCCAAGGTGGGCCCACGTCTTGAAATCTCCCCTCTGGAGTTGAAGGACTGGCTCAAATTGGAACACGGCCTGAGCAAACTGCTCACCGAAGCTGAATCTTGGGAGCCTTTCGCTTGGAAGGGCAATGACCTTTCCGCTCCGCTTCGCGCCCTATACGTTGCTGAATCCCGTGGCCTGCTCTCACGCCGCGCCGACCGCTCCGTAGAGGTTGCCATTGCCGACATTGCGGCGGACATCAACGGTTATCTGATGTCTTTTGGCAAAACCCCAGTCACCGAAAACACGGTGCTAAACAACCTGCGTCTTGCTTCGCAGTATGTCACTGCAGCCGTTGGCGTTTCGATCATTCCCGACCGTGGATCAATGAGCGTTCGCCTTGTTGATCAGTACGAAACCATCGCAAATATTGAGCGTTACTTCGCGCAGATGAAGCCGAAACTCAAGAACCTGAGCCGTCAACTCGATCACGCTGTTTCCTGCGGTTACGACGTGAGCCGTGTGATTTCTGCTTCGGAAGAAACTACCGGCCTCAGGTTGACGTTGGCCTCTGCTGCCTGATCTGTTCCGGCCCTCTTCACCGGGGGCCATTTCTCGTTCCCACCATGACAACCGCAATTATTCCCGAGGTGCTAGACACCTCAACCCAAATCCTTGAAGCCTCACCAATGACCGACTCGGAAGAGAAGGAATTGGTAATTGTCAAAACAGCAATTCAAACCGCCTACGCAGACAAACTTGAGCGTGACCTAGCGATTGGCGCCGGGCTGCTGCAGATCTTCCGCCGCAAACTTTACCGGGGCAAGGAAGGCGGACGCACTTGGGAACAGTGGCTGGCCGAAGAGTCGGCTGAGCTGACTGCAGGCGCTGGCGCCATTGGTAAAGACAGCGCCAACTACCTTCGGGGCTTTTACCAGTTCCGTTGCGAAGTATTGCGTTCTGCGGGCCCGGGCCCGCGCAACCTTCCGCTGCCCGCCAGTCCCAAGCAGATCCGCCCACTGCTTGGCCAGCTCGATACCCACCCTGATGCAGCGGTGGAGATGTGGAAAGCGGCTGTGGCCGACGCCAAAGGCAAGGTGCCAACCTTTGATCAGGTCAATCGCGCTGCTCTGGCATACAAAGCCAACGAACAAAATCAGGCGCGTCGCTTAACAGAGGCACAGCGAATCTCGCAACGCAAGGCCGTGTTGGCGTCCGTGGAATCACGGGCAACCGAAGAACGCGAAGAACCTTCCGAATCGTTTTCCTTTACTCCGCCACGTCCTGCTGCTACGCCTCAGATTCCCGCGTGGGAGTTGGAAAAAGACGACAGCAGCATTGATGCGGTATCCGAGTGCAAACGAATTACGCACGCGCTAAACGATGCCTTCAAGGCCATTGCAACGCTGCGCGGGATTCTTTACAGCCAGATCAATCGACACGGCGACGAATATCTGCAGTTTCTTCGTCAGGTTGACGCTGGTGTTTACAGCCTGAGCAATATTGATGATCAGATCGAGCAAATAGGCGAAGACATTGAGTTCGTGCTTGATCTGTTGCAAGCCAGCGTTGGAGCTGGTGAATTAGCCCAGTCAACGATTGACGTGAATTCAATTCCATCGCGTCAATAAAAAGGGGGCGAAATCGCCCCTAGTCAGAGTTCCCACTACTGACTTACCCATTCTGCCCCACCGCTGATGTTCTGTGAACAACTCAACTAAAATCCGCTTACGCAACGCTGTTGTTGATGCGTTGAGCGATGGCGACGATGTAGCCGCCCACGAAATGCTTGGCTTGTTGGTTTGCCAGCCAATACGGCAAGACAGTATTAAACAGATGCCTCCGTTGGCATTGCCGGGCGCCATAACCATCATTGATGGCCCAGCTAAAAACTACCACTATTGGATGCGATTTATCAGAGATAATTTTTTACCGTTCATGCACAGAAACGGTCGTATTCAATTCACCAGTTACGAGGTGCTTAGTTGGCTTCGTAATTGCGGCAATATTCAGTTGACGGCAGGTGACACTCATGTGCTTGCCAACGGCAAAGAAGTCTGGCGTAATCAGGTTTACAGCGCCCTTGCAAACCTTAAGCAGATGGGCGTTTTAGATGCTGAGCGGTTCGCAAAGTCTTATACGATCAAGGCATCAAAAGAGGTGGTCAATGAAACCAGCGTTTGAGCTGGCGGAGGTTCGGCGTCTGCTCCGTCGCGGGGTGGATGCTAAGCATTGGACGCTTCAAGACCTAGACGTGCCATCACAGGGCTGGGTCATCACAATGGAAGACGCCAAGCGCATTCCCGGCTTCATACCGCCCACCTACCGCAACCTTCTCAGAGATGAGCCCACACCAACAGAACGCGTCGAAATCGTCAGCCCCCGAGACTTCGCGGTGGTTGAAGCCCCTGCCAATCCTGTTCAACGAGGAAGCGCACCGCTACTACCACGAACCAACTGGGAAGTGGCTGAACCACTCCGTGACGCAGGTTTGCAAGGGGACGAAGGATCGCTGGGCGATGAAGCGGATTATGGAGACCAAGCACATTTGGGAACCTCGGGGAAAGGCGGTACACAAGGCGTTGGAGGATTTCCTGACGACTGGTGACGCGGGCAAATTTCCAGAGGAATACAGCGAATGGGTGGAGCCACTGCTAGGGCATTCGGTCTGGAATAGCTACGAGGCCATCGCGTGTGAATATCGGCTATGTGACGTAGAGCGCAGCATTGCGGGAAGCTTTGACTGCCTGCTGCGGCGCAAGGATGACCACGCCCAGATGGTGTTGATTGACCTCAAGACCCAAGGCAAGGCCGATGCCAGCCCGTATGACGTGAGCCCGCAGTTGGGCGGTTACCTAGGGATGTTGAGCCTGCACTGGCCGGAGCTGTACGTGCAGAAGGCTGGGGTGCTGTGGTCTAGGCCCGGAGCGACGACGCTGCAAAAAGTGGACGTGGATGAGGCGGTGATTGAGTGGCAGGGCGCTAGGGATGCGTTCCTGATGCTGAATAAACCGGAGTTCTAATGACGGATCCGGTGTGGCCGGTGATGGTGCTGATCAGCGTTGGGCTACTGGGCGTGATGGTGCTGGTGGCTTGGGTCGGGACGCAGGATTGACAGCCCCTTGCCCTTAGGGGTATACTCCTTTTGCAGCGATGCCCCACGCATGACCGACCACGCACGACTCCTGTTCGACATCGCCAGCATCAAGCTGGAAATTGCTTATCAAGAAGAAAAGTTGAGGGCGTTGATGGACGACCTAACCGCGCTCTATGCCTCCGGCGATTTGGACGCCATCAAAGACGATGACGGCAACCTAGTTGGCGAGGGCGTCAAGGTCACACGCTGCACCCGCACGAGCTGGCAGTACAGCAAGGCCGTTAAGGAGCTGCAGCAGCTAGAGCAGTTTGAAGGGGTGGCCACAAAGAAGGAAACAGAATATTGGAGGATTTCGCTGCCAAAGGCAGAGTTCTGATGGCCGGCACTCCCGTGGACGACCGTATCGAAGCCATCCTTGGCAAATACGACCTACGGGACAAAGACCAATACAGAGACGCCGTAGCGGAACTGACCGCTTACCTGCTGACCCTGAGCAACCGGCAAATCAAACGCAGCCTGTACCACCAACGGTTGACCGAAAAACTCCACCTTGAAAAATGCTTCAACCACGAAACAGATGAATCACAACCCACATGACCTGACGCTGTTCACACGCTTTCTGCTGTGGATGCTGTCAACGCGGCCTGATGTCGTCAAGATCAACGTTGGCACACCAGTGAATTACCTAGAACGTTGCTACAGCAGCTCTGGCCGATGAAATTTACCGTACAGGGTATTGAGCCCGCGCCGCAAGGAAGCAAACGACATGTTGGCAATGGCCGCATGATTGAGGCGTCCAAAAAGGTCAAGCCTTGGCGTTTTGCTGTTAGTCAGGCCGCACTTGAAACTGGTTGGCAACTGGTTGATCGACCTGTCATGGTGCAGATC